CGGGCCAGCCGCAGCTGACGGGTGACATCCTCCGGGACATCGACCCCGCCCGCTTCCCGCAGGCCGCACTGCTCGGCGAGTACCACGACCTGAAGAAGATCATCGGGTACCTGGCCGAGGGCGACAACGCCTGGCTCAAGCTGGAGCAGGAGGGGAAGCTGCACGGGCGCATCAACCCGGTCGGCACCTCCACCCTGCGGGCCAGCCACTTCGACCCCAACACGGGCCAGGTCCCCTCCCGCTCTGAGTACGGGAAGCAGTGCCGGGCCATGTTCGGGCCGACCCGCCCGGACTACGTGATCGTGGGGGCGGACGCCTCGGGGCTCCAGCTCCGGGGCGCGGGCCACTACCTGGCACCCATGGACGAGGGCGCGTTCGCACGCCAGTGTGAGACGGGCGACATACANGAGTACATCAGGGCGGCGACCCAGCTGAAGTCCCGCAGCCACCAGAAGACCTGGACCTACGCCAAGCTCTTCGGTGCCCAGGCCACACTCCTCGGCNTCACTGTCATCGACGACATGGTGGACGCCGGGGTGGACGAGTGGCAGGGCATCAAGGTGGCGCGGTCCAAGGCCAAGGCCCTGGGTGCTCAGTCCCTGGAGAACTTCGGCGAGGCCATCCCGGCCTTCCCGATGCTGGAGCGGAAGCTGACGGCCTCGGCTGAGCGCGGCTACCTGCGTGCCCTGAACGGGCAGAAGGTGCCCGTGCCCAGCCAGCACCTGGCCATCGCCATCCTGCTCCAGCAGTTCGAGGCCTGCGTGATGAAGCGAGCGATGCGCATCGCCTACTGGCGGCTGCGCCGGGAGCTGCCCAAGGTGGGTTGGCTCCTGTGGGTGCATGACGAGTTCCAGGTCGAGGCTCCCCCCGAGCAGGCCGACGCTGCGGGACAGATCCTGGTGGACTCCATGGCACAGGCCGGCGAAGAGCTGGGCTGTCTGGTGGCCATCGGCTCGGAGTACAGCGTGGGCTCAACATGGGCAGATACGCACTGATCCTGGTGTTGGTACTGGTAGGGTGCGCCCGGCCAGTGCCCTGCCCCAGGGGCATCGACACGGAAGGGGGCCGCTACGGTGGCGGCATCCGAATGAAGTTCAGATTTGTAGAGTGGGGCCACTGCCCCGTCTACTGGGAGATGAAGGATGACGATCAACGTACCTGTCAGTGGCCGGACGGTCGTGGGGGTTGCTACTGCGATCCTCGTGCTGATACTGGCGCTGACGACGAGTGCACTCCAGCACCGGGTGGAGACTCTGGAAGAGGCCTCCCTGCTCCACGGCGAGATCCTGGAGCAGCTCTTGATCTCTGAGCTGGAGGACCTGGGCCGACCGAAGGAGTACGCGCTGTGAGGACCATCCTGCTGGACGCTGACATCTTGGTGTACGAGTGTGCCCACCGGGCGCAGACCTCGATCCACTGGGACGAGGAGGCCACGGTGACGGCGGACTTCCCCGGCGCTCAGCTGGACTTCCGCCTCACCGTCCGCTCCATCATCCAGGAGGTGGGGGCGGACAGTGTGGTGGTGGTCCTGTCGGAGGACGACCGCGAGGTCAACTTCAGGCGGGAGATCTGGGACGGCTACAAGCGCAAGCGCGAGGGGGCCAAGGCCACGCCTCGCCCCGTCCTGTTCGCCGCCATCCGTGAGTGGATCGAGGAGACCTACGACCCGAAGATCAAGCACGGCATCGAGGGTGACGACACCATCGGCATCCTGGCCACACTGCCCAGCCGGGCGGACCTGGACCAGGTGATCTGCTCCATCGACAAGGACATGCTCACCGTCCCCGGCAGCCACTACAACTGGCGGAAGCCGGAGCTGGGCGTGTTCGAGGTCACGGAGGAGGAGGCCCACTACAACCACATGCTCCAGACCCTGATGGGCGACAGCACCGACGGCTACCCCGGCTGCCCCACCATCGGGGCGAAGCGGGCGGCCAAGGTGCTGGCCGACGGGGCCACCTGGGAGCGGGTGGTCGAGGTGTTCGAGAGCAAAGGACTGACCGAGGCTGACGCCCTGATCCAGGCACGCTGCGCCCGCATCTTGCAGGCCAGTGACTACAACTTCGAGACTGAGGAGGTGATACTGTGGGAACCGTAGAAGACGCCGCCGCCGCCATCAAGGCGCACCAGGGCTATCTGGAGCAGCAGCGGGCTGACCTGTTCGACCAGGAGGCCGCCGCCGCCACGCAGCGCAACCGCCAGAAGATGGTGGACTACCACCCGCCGACCCCGGAGGAGGCAGCCGAGATGGACGGGCTGGACGTGCGTCTGGCAGAGGGGCACACCACCCTGCCCAGGGACTCGCAGGAGCGGAAGGACACGCCGCTCGCCAGCGGGGTGCTCCGGTACTTCCCGGCTGCCCTGTGTGCTGCCGCCCGCGTCTCCGACTACGGGTCGAAGAAGCACCACGGGGCTGGCCTGCGCCACGCCCGTGGCCTGAGCGGTGACCACGAGGACTGCATCCTCCGCCACCTGATGGACCTGCCCGAGGACTACGGGCACGGCGTGGGGTACGACGACAACGGGCTGCCGCAGGTGGCCTACGTCGTGTGGCGTGCCCTGGCCCTGGCCCAGGAGTGGCTGGAGGAGAACGAGGGGGCGCCCCTGGCCCCGGCGGCGATCTTCCTTGAGGAGGATGCCTGATGCCCTGGTGGATCGTGGCGGGACTGGTGGCCAACGTGGCCATCAACTTCGTAGAGTGGGCCAACCGGCACCTCGGCGACGGCAACCTCCTGTCCGTACTCCCGTACACGATCGTTCCCATCGCCATCGCGCAAGTCGCACTCTTCATTGGCTTTCGTGATGCCCCTCACTGGTTGATGGCCTGGGTGGTGTTCACCCTGGGCAACTCGGCAGTCCGTCTGATCGCCGTCAAACTGACAGGCCAGCCCATCGAGAGCTGGACCTACGTACTCATTGGGGCCTCGGTCATGTTGATCGGTGGCTTCATACTCAAGGAGGGCCTCTGATGCCCACGCTCGACATCATGGAAATCCTGGAAGATAAGACCGACCTTTCGCCGGCCCCTCGCATCGTACATGTGCTGGAGCACGGGGTGGACTGGGAGAATCGAACCGTGCACCTGAACGGGGACATCACCCCAGATCTGGGTGGCTGGCTCTGGGGCATCCTGGACTACTGGGCCGGCGAGCCGGTCACGCTGAACCTCTCCACCGACGGCGGGGACGTGGGCGCCATGTTCGAGATGCACTCCGCCATCCGCCGCCACGGCGACGTGACGGTCACGGCCTACGGGCTGGTGGCCTCGGCGGGTGTCCTGGTCCTGGCTGCCTGCCATCGCCGCATTGTGACTGAGACCATCGCGGTCATGTCGCACGAGTCCAGCGGCTATGGCGGCGACGTCGGCTACCGTGCCGCCAAGGACCGCCGGGCCTACGACGAGTGGCAGCACAAGACCTGGTGCAACCTGATGGGGCGATACACCAACCGGGACGAGAAATGGTGGGATCGAACGACCATGCGCAAGGGCGAGCTATGGCTGCTCGGCGGCGAGGAGGTCGTGGAGCACGGCCTTGCGGACGAGGTGATCTGATGCGTGGAGAGAGTGAGGAGGTCCGAGCCCTCCGGGCAGCCCTGCGACGTGAGCAGGGCGTCCGCGCCCAGGCCCACGGCTACGCACGGGAGGCGGCCCATGCACGGAAGAACCTACGGGACGCCATCCGCCTGGGCATTGGCTACGCCCTGGCGGACCCTGACCTCCAGGTCGAGCCGACCATCAACCAGGTCCTGCGGGACCTCGAAAGGGACAAGTGAATGAGTAAGCGACACCCCGACGTCCCGACCCTGACCGAGGAGCTGCTGGATCGCGTGATCGCCGAGCGCCGCCGGGCGGACGAGTGGGAGGCGCGGGCGCGGAAGGCGGAAAGGGACGCCCGTGAGTGCGACAGCGAGCACGGCTACCGCCTGCGGGGGTGGCTCAAGGAGGCGTATGCCAAGCGAGACAAGCAGGAGCAGCGGGCGCTGAAGGCGGAGGCCAAGCTGGACGACATCAACAAGGTCCTGCGGGATCGAAAGGACAAGTGAATGAGTAAGAGAACTGACCGAGACCTGAGGATCCTGGACCGTATCTTCTACACAGCCGTCACCCTCCTGGTGATGGTGCTCGCCATGCTGGTGGTGGCGTCGGAGAGCAAGGCGGAGGTCATCTGTGCCGAGGCGTCCAACCTCAACCAGGTGCCCATCTTCGAGCACAACGGGGTGGAGTGGCTCGACTGCGAGTCGGCCCAGTGGTTGACGGGCATGGCCCCGTCGGCTCACCTGGGTCCCGTCTTTCCCGACCCCGCCGGCCCCGCCCGCTTCATGCCCGCCCCCTCCTGCACGGGGGGCGACGGGTTCACGCGGGAGGAGAACAGCCGGCTGTGGATGCACGACCACGGCGGGGTGAGGGACCTACCTGGCACGGAGCCGGACCCGAGCTACCCCTTCTCCTGCCCCGACGTGTACAACCCGAACTGGTCGAAGTTTGGGCGGCGTACCCACACCTACAACACCAGCGAGGGCATGGTGTTCCAGGGCCGCAACGGTGCCTGGTGCGTGGACGAGTCGGGCGAGCCGTTCGGCCTGGGCTGCGACCCCGACTCCGTGAGCGGGGTGGTCACCCATCAGCAGCACCGTGGCCCCCTGCTCTGTCAGATCAAGACCCCGACGCACGGGGGAGAGATCACCGTCCACAGCGGCTGTGGCTGGGCGGGCTGTGTGGGCGAGGAAGGTAAGCAGCGCGTCCGCGCTTACGACGTGTACGGCAAGGTGGATCTGCTGGGCGAGTTCCCCGCCGGCAACCCGCTCCTCAACACGGTGACGTGGGAGGGACATAAGCCCTACATATTTCTCGACGGCAAGCAGGACACCCCCTGGGTGGCCCTGCGGGAGATCTGCGTGGAGGTCGGGTGTGCCCCGAGCCCGGACTTCAACGGCGACGGGGTAGTCACGGCCAGCGACTTCACGGAGGGCTTCCTGCCCCTGTACGAGACGGGCGTGTGCTCGGCCTCGGACTTCACCACCTGGTTCTTGCCCGCGTTCCGGGCGGGGGTGTAAGTTGATGAGGCTGGACATCACCATTCTACTGATCGTGGGGGCCGCCCTCCTGCTGGGCAACATCGCCCGTGCCGACGAGCACTGTACCGCGACCCCTGCCGCCGACCACTGGCGGCGGGCGGGCCTGGCCTGCCAGACCCCGACGGCCTGGCGCATCGAGTACCAGGTGGGGCGGAAGAGCCCCATCAAGGTGTGGCCCTTCGAGTGCACCCATGCGGTGAAGAACGTCTTCATCGAGTGGGTCCGCCGCGAGGGCTGGTACGACCGGAAGGACCGGGGGCCTGCCCCCTGCCCCGAGTACCTGTTCCCCGAGTGACCGCAAGGCCCCTCACTTCCCCCACGGGGGCGGTGGGGGGCCTTTTTTTGNGNNGGNNCNNGNNGGGNCTATTCTAGGAGCCATACCACCTACGGAGGCGTCTAACGCCATGACATCAGTCCGCAGCCGCGAGACCCAGAAGGAGCTGGAGGCCATCCTGCACCAGCTGGAGTCTTCAGCCCCGGCGCCCCGCCCCCGTCCTGGCCAGGACATCGACGCCATCATGTACGCCGCAGGCCAGGCCAACATCGTAGACATTTTCCGACGCATCGTCGAAGAACCCAAGGATTAACCCATGTCTGAAGAACGCCGACAGCCCCGCCTGACCCCCACCGAGGGATCNCGCGAGCGCAGCAACGAGTCCCCCGGTCGCGAAGGCACCGGCAGCCGTGACCGCAAGGTCGCCCGCCGCCAGGAGCCCACGCGCCACGGGGACGCCCGCCTCGCCCCCACCCCCGGTGACACCCCCAGCCAGGTTGGGAAGGCCCTGGAGGCCAAGCTCGCCGAAGGCCCCGAGGGCGGACAGCCCGTCCAGAGCGACCTCGACCGTGCCCGCGAGCACGCGCGCGATGGCCGCGGCGACGTCCCCTTCATCGGCTGGCGCGGTGAAGAGACCGACGTGGACGGGGCGTAGACCATGTGCTCTACCCCGAACACCTCCCGCCCGCCGCCGCCCCCGCCCGAGGTTGAAGAGCCTCTGATCGAGCTGGGCACCGCGAAGAAGCCCAGCGACATCCGCAAGCGCGGGTCCACGGGCATCTCCTCCCTCCGCACCGGCCTCAACGTCGGCGGCGGTGGAGCCGGCCTGACCATTCCTGCCAAGTGATAGGAGGCCGCCGTGGCCGACCCGCTTCCCCAGACCGCCGATGCCCGCTACAAGGGCCGAATCGTCGAGCGGGACGAGTACCTCCGCGAGGCCCACAAGTCCTCCCTGCTGACCCTCCCCTCCCTGATCCCCGACAGCCAGGACATCTGCACCCGCCAGGGACCCGTACACCTGAACAAGCCCTGGCAGAGCCTCGGAGCCCGCGGCGTCAACAACCTCTCCTCCAAGCTCCTGACCTCCTTGTTCCCTCCGACCTCTCCGTTCTTCCGCTACCAGCTGTCGGCCAACGCCAAGCGCGACGCGAAGGTGGAGGAGATCGACCTCGGCCCCATCCAGTCTGACCTGGCCCGCCGGGAGTCCATCATCCAGGGGGAGCTGGACACGCAGGGCATCCGCACCAAGCTGTTCGCCGCGATCAAGCACCTGCTGATCGCCGGCAACGTGGTCATCCGCAAGGTCCCCAACAAGGGCATCCAGGTGTTCCCCCTGAACTCCTTCACCGTGAAGCGAGACACCGAGGGCAACCTGGTCGAGGCCATCGTGGCCGAGAAGCACGTGCGCGCCACGATCGACGACCCCCGCGTGATCGACATCATCGACAGCCCCGACTCGAACATCGACTCCTCCGACGCCATGGGCGCGGTGGTGGTGTTCACCTCCATCAAGCGCGTCGGGAAGGACCAGTTTCGCGTCGTCCAGGAAGTGGGCGGCGTCGAGGTCCCCGAGACCGAGAAGACCTACAAGGGCCACAAGCTGCCCTGGTTGGTCCTCCGCTACACCAGCATCGACGGCGAGGACTACGGTCGCAGCTTCGTCGAGGAGTACCGGGGCGACCTGACCTCCTACGAGCAGCTGTCCCGCGACATGCAGTTCGCCAGCGCCAACGCAGCCAAGCTGCTGTGGGGCGTGGACCCCACCTCCTCCGTCAACATCCGCGAGCTGAACCGCCTGGAGAACGGGCAGTACTTCAGTGGCCGCGAGGGCGAAGTGTGGGCCATGCGCATCGACAAGGGCGGGGACATGGGCGTCGCCCAGGTCCAGCACCAGCAGCTGGAGCAGGCGCTCGCCGCCGACTTCATGCTGAACTCCTCCTTCCAGCGGAAGGGCGAGCGCGTCACCGCCGAGGAGATCCGCACCATGGCCGCCGAGCTGGAGGACACGCTCGGCGGAGTCTTCTCGCTGCTGGGCCAGGAGCTACAGCTTCCCCTCGCCCTCCTCCTGGAGGACGAACTCATCAAGGCCAAGGCCCTGAACAAGCTGGACCCGGAGACCGTCAAGCTCGGCGTCGTAACCGGCCTCGCCGCCATTGGCAGAGGCCAGGACCTGACCCGCCTGACGGAGGCGCTCACCCGCGTCGCCGAGGTTGGCCAGCTCATGCCCGGCCTCCTGGACTACATCGACGAGGGCGCACTGAACGCCCGCATCTGGACCGGCACAGGGGTGGACACTGAAGGCCTCCTCCTCTCTGACGATGAGGTGGCCGAGCGCCGCCAGGCCAAGGCTCAGGCCGCGGCACAACAGGCAGCCGGTCAAGCCGCAGCATCCGGCGCAGCTGGCCCCATGGGTCAGGTCGCCGCAGACGCCGTCCGTGCTCAGGGCGGCATCCCCACTCCAACAACCACCGCAGGAGAGTAATTAAGAGGAACCCATGGCAACCGTTAAACGACCCACCGACAAGGTGGAGACTGACGTAACCCCCGCCCCCGAGCAAACTACAGAGCCGAAGAAGGATCTCGGCTACCACACCATCAAGGGCGGAGTGAAATTTCCCATCGTGGACCGTTACTGGTCCAAGTCCAAGCGATGCGTAGTAGACGTGTACGAGAAGGTTCGACACGTCCTGTCCCGCGACCCCACCACGGGTGAGATGGGCATGCAGCCTGGCGTGAAGACCTACATCAAGACGTACTGTCTCGATGCAGAGATCCAGCGCAAGGCAGCTCACCGCTTTGGCGTGCACATCGAGATCGACCTGGACAAGCACCTGGAGATCCTCGGAGCTACGCGCCCCAGTGAGTCGTACGACGACCGCGAGGAGATTTAACGATGGGCCAGACCACATCCGTAGACCTCAGCACCCCCGAGGCTGTGGAGGAGGTGACGCGCCTGGCGCAGGAGGCCGAAGAGGCCGCCGAAGCTGGCAACGCCGAGCCCACCACCGAGCCCGAGGCTGAGGCCACGACCGAGCCGGCCTCCGAGGCCACCGAGGCCCCCTCTCCCGAGGGCCTCGCGATCCCCGAAGACACTGTCGAGGAGATCACTCAAGGTCTGGACATGGAAGCTCTTGGCCAAGAGTACGCCTCCGAGGGCCAGCTGTCCGATGCAAGTCGCCAGCAGGTCCTCGACGCCCTGTCACCCCAGTTCGGTGACGCGGCGCAAGGCGTGCTCGACTCTTACCTGGCGGGCATCGACGCCCAGGCAGCGCAGTCCGAAGCCTCCGCTCACGAAGCGGCTGGCGGGAAGGATGCGTTCGCCGAGATGGTAGAGTGGGCACAGCAGAACTACACAGAAGCTCAGAGGACTGCGTACAACAACGCAGTGAGTACGCCTGGCTACGAGGCCATGGCAGTGCGCGACCTCCGGGCACAGTTCGAAGCCGCCAACGGGCGGCAAGACACACGGGTCGGATCGCCGGCTGTTGCAGGTGCAGCAGCGTCAGGTGTCGGCCCTATCACCAGCATGCGGCAGCTCTCTGAGCTTGTCTCTTCAGATAAGTACGCCAACGATTCGGGCTATCGCGCCCAGGTTGACGCTCAGATCGCCGCAGCTAGCAAAAGGTAACTCATGGCAACCGCAACAGTGTCGGGATTTCTCGACATCAACAATGCCGGTACGCCCTTCGATGATCTTGCACTCAAGGTCTACGCGGGCATGGTACTCGGCGCCTACAACCAGAAGCAGACGACCGACGGTCGTCACGTCCAGCGGAGCATCAGCTCCGGCAAGAGCGCGCAGTT